TCATCGACAAATGTAGGGGGTGGGGATTCTCCATTGAAATGTTGGAGGCAATCACCAATAAAAAAACCAAGATCATAGCACCAGTTAGAGATATAAAGGATGTTCTTGCGTCTTTCGAATTATTATATCGAAAGGGTTCCTACAAGTTCAACCCCCAAGGACCAATGCCCCAATGTTTAACAACTGAAGGTAGGATGATGCATTGGGCAAGTTTGGATGGGGAAGTCGGTGCTGCTTACGCAATATTAAAGGATGCTTTTTTAAGAGGATTGGGGGATAGATTCCTTTTGGTGGATTATGATTATCTGACACATAATCCTAAAATTGTCATGGACGTAATTTGGGATTTCCTCAATATACCCAAATGTGAACATGATTTTGAAAACATATTGAACCAAACACCAGAAGATGATGGTGTTTATAATTATGTCGATTTACATAAAATTAAGAGTAAAGTCGCACCATCCAGTTCAAAAGCTAAAGAAATTTTGGGGGATGAAATATGTAAAGGATTGGATGGTTATGAATTTTGGAAGAAATGACTAAATAATGATATGTCCATATTAGGTAATAACACACTACCAACACCACCCCCGACGCCCAATAAGGAAGTCCTATTGAAACAAGCGGTATCCCGTATCAAAAATCTTTCCAAGGAATGTTTCGGTAATTTGGTGAGAACCCAACGAGAAGGTATTAAGATTGTTTGGGAGAACGAAAACCTCACCCCGCAGGAAATAATTGATGAGATGGGGTCGGATGTTTTTAAGATTTTTCAATTCCATGGGGAGCTTACACAATTTATTCTGATGTTGGCCCAAGAGGATGGAGCAACGGTTGATGTTAAGTATCCCACCCACTCATTCACCGCAAACCTTAGTGCTGGAACTATCACCGTCCACGATACACCTTACCAACAATAATTATATGAAAAAACAACCGACATTGGGAGATATATATGGACAAATGCTGAACAGTGTTCAAGTCGTTCAAGAGAACGCACAGGAAAACATCAACAAGTCCAAAAAAATTCCCAAGCAATCCAAAAACGCTTTCAACGAAACAAATCCCTTGCAAAAAGGTGGTCCATCTGAGAAAAGCGGTTATCACAAAGCTCTGAATGATACTTATGATGAGGATGAAGAGCGTAAGTATGCTAATCTTGATAAACTTAAAGAAAAGTTGAAGAATCCCAATCTTTCTGATAAACAGAAGGAATCTCTCAAAAAAGAAATTGCAAGAATGGAGAGTGGAATCCAAAGAGAGGAAGCGGAAGAGAGAATTCACAAGGAATCTAAAAAAATTGCAAGAGATAGACTAAATACATTTATGACTAAGAAATCTACATTTGATAAGTTGTTTGAATCCGTTATGGGTAATAATTTTGACCAGCAAGAGGATGCTCAAGAAGTTGATGCCCTCGGCCTTGGTGATGCTCCCATGGACGATGAGTTTGGAGATGACGAATTCGGTGACGACGAAGACCAAGTTACATTTACTCTTGATCGTGCCACAGCACAAAAGCTTCACGATGTTTTGATGGGAGTTCTTGATGGTGGTGGTATGGAAGATGAAGGCGATGATCTGGACTTCGATACTGAAGATGATTTTGGAGGAGACGATGAAATGGACGAAGACAACGAAGAAGAAGACGATTTCTCCTATGACGAAGACGAAGAGCGCGGAACCTTCCCAACTGACAAGGTTGGTAATGATGGAACCGTTGGTGCCAAGGATGGCAAAGGTGGTGGTCAACAACACAAGCTCCAAGGTCGTAGCAATAAGGTCAATGGTCGTCCTCAACCAAAAGGTCAAAAAACCAAGGTAGTGGGAACCACTGACAAGGTTGGTAATGACGGTGATTACGGTCATGCTCTCCATGGTGCAAAGCAACCCGATATGGGCAAGCAGAACAAAGTTTCAGACATTCGCCAAGCGGAAGATTTCTTCCGTTGAATGTGAATTAAAAAAATAAACCTAAGAAGAGGGGATCGTGATGATTCCCTCTTTTTTTGTTAAGTATTATCATGAAGTCCTTTCTGGAATTTTTTGAAGAGCGTAACGGTGTTCTATTGGAATACCGTCACAGGGATGGTTTTGGGGGTATTAAACAATCCCTCCATGCCAACAACAAAAAAGGGGGCAACATCACCCGTGATCCTCTGACACGCAAGATACCATGGAACAAAGGACCGTATAAGAAAATCAGAACAGCGGGAGAGATTCTGATCGGAGATGATCTGTTGAAAGAATTGGGTTCTATGGGAGGCGTGGAGTTCAAGGATGGTAAGGAGATCAAAAGAAAAAATAGTAATCAAATTTTAAAATTGTTCACAAATCTTCATGGACAACAATGTGGAAAAATAGTGGAGGTAAAAAACCGAAACGCTTTTACTGAAAAAACAGATTATTATGGTAATTGTGTTGATCTGTGTAATCAATTTACTGTCGATACTGATGAAGATGATTATGACGGTGATTATGAAAATTATTATGAAGATGATGGTAGCGGCGCAGCAGAATGGATGATCAACGTTTTATCAAATGATAATAATGTTATTAGGTTAAACAAAGAAACCTTTGATCAGTATGTAGACATTTCAGGTATCCCACAAGACAGAATTGAAAATTTATCAAGTGATGAGTATTATTATATTATAGATGGTAGAGGACACCCTAACGGATATGTTAATTTTGTTTTATATGGTGAGAATAGGAATGGTGATGATATACATTATTTTTTCAATGTATCACCTGATCCTAATTTAGAAAATAAAAAATTGCCGAAATTGCCAAATGGATATGGGGCAGGTTCTAATATGTGATAAATAAAAATATGTCCTCTGGTTGTCCAACAATTCCTTTATCGTGTCTAACACCTGAAAACATCTTTGCTGGTGTCTATCGCCCCAATTGTGGGGGATTTGCCGATCCATCCAACTTTCAGGCGGAAAGAGCCATATTCAATTCCCAATTCGGGGAGCTTATCAACAATTATGGGGTGGAGATTGATTATTTTGTCAATACTTTCAATCCCAAGGCGATGAACTCCATCTATGGGGAACATACGCTCATGTATTGGCTTGGTCCAACAACCATCAAGGCATATATCCAGATGGAAAACGGTTCCCCCATATATGCTCTGGCTGGTATGGATTCTCCCGATACCCTGACACTATATTTACATATTGATGACTTCAACACCAAGTTTGAAGGACTCAGCATTTTTGATGGATTTTTATACGATGAATCAAATAATAAGATTTTAACGGAAACTGGGGAACCGATCATTGTTGATAGGGACGATGGGCCATTTGTTCCCGAACCTAAATCACAGGATAAGATTCGTGTAACACCATTTGGTTGCGATAGACCAAATGGTAGGGGAGCCAAGATATTTGAGGTTACGGAAGCCATGGATGAGGATCAGAGCGAACTCAATCCTGCGATGGGACATTATGTGTGGAGACTGAAAGCTGTCCGTAGCGAACATAACTTCACCACCAACGAGCCAAGGGAGGAATATAACCAGCAGATTGCGGACAATTCCTATTTTGGTAAGCTCTCCTCTGTCATGTTCCCCGAACTCTCAAGTGTGTTGGATGATAACAAGGTATATACGCAAAATTCCGATGAAATCGTGCAAAGGGACGTGTTTCCTCCATCTACGGGAGGAAGTGATGGGAGTGTTTACGGTAATTATTTCTAAATAATACAAATGGCAGCTAAAAAGAAACATGAATACATGGGGAATCCGAATCTCCCCACTGCCAATGCGGTGTTTGAATATACACCGGAAATGGTGGTGGAAATTCAAAAATGTAAAGAGTCTCTAATACATTTTGCTGAAAATTATTTTTATATTATCGATCCCGATGAAGGTAAAAAGGTTATTCCACTCTTTGATTACCAAACGAGATTATTGAAGGCGTTTGAAGATTTCAAACAAAATATAGTTTTGAGTTCTCGCCAGAGCGGAAAAACGACGGTGATGACTATATTAGCATTACACGTAGCATGTTTTGAAAATCATAAAAATATTGTTATTGTTGCGAATAAAGAGGAAACAGCTAAAAACATATTCAAACGTGTTAAGTTGGCTTATGAAGAATTGCCTAACTGGTTAAAACCCGGAATTAAAAAGTGGGGAGATACTTCAATGGAATTGGCGAATGGTAGTTGTATTGAAATTTCAACCACTACTGGAAACGCAGCGAGGGGTAAATTTGTCAATTTGTTGCTATTGGACGAATTAGCATTTATCGATCCGCCAAGCATAGTTGAAGACTTCTGGAGATCGGTGTATCCAACAATTTCCCGCGCTAAAACATCTAAAATTCTTATTACATCAACACCAAACGGAGTTGGTAATTTGTTTCATAGATTATATACTGGATCGGTAAAAGGTGAAAACAGATTCCACTATGAAAGAATTGATTGGTGGGAAGTTCCGGGTCGTGATGAAGAATGGAAAAAAGATCAAATTAAAGATTTAGGTTCCCACGAGGCGTTCATGCAGGAATATGGGAACGAATTCCTAGACAATAGCCAACAATCCATTGATGAAGCCCTATTTGACCGTCTCAAAAACGAATGCCGTGAACCCAAACACATCCTCAAGGAAGGTGCCTATAAAATATGGGAAGAATATGATCCCGAAAAAATATATGTTATTGGGGGGGACGTTTCCGAAGGTCTTGGTCTGGATGCATCCGTTCTCCAAGTTCTGGATGTCACCAATCCCAAGGAAATTATACAAGTTGCCGAATACTGGACAAATACCAAAGGGCCATCGGAATTCACCAACGAAGTGGTGGATGTTTGTGGACATTGGGGAAATCCTCTGCTATTGATTGAGCGAAACAACCAAGGAACGGGTGTTTGTGACACTTTGGCGAACACCCACATGTATCAGAACCTTGTGTCTTGGGGAGCTAAGGAAGCGCATAAGAATAAGCAGAACGGTATGATTTCCCATATCAACACCAAATATAAAGCGGTGGAGAACCAAAGATATTTCGTCAATGAAGCGCAATCTGTGGTATTCCGCAACATTGACACGCTGAAAGAATTTAAGAATTTTGTGCGCTACCCCAATGGCTCTTGGAAAGCCAAAAGTGGGGAACACGATGACCGTGTGATGGCATTCGTATGGGCATTGATGGCTCTCTACAAGGATATCACGGAATTATATTTTGAAATTGAGGAATTGGATGATTGCGATAAGCCTCTTGTGATCAAACCCATTGATCAGGGACTCCACCAATACAGATCGGCAACTTCCATCTACACCAACGAAGAAGTGCCTAAAATTGAGAATTCCAACATTGCCCCCATGCTCTTTGGAGGATACGGGGGGGCTGCTGTTAGTGACATGGCGGAATTGGAAGCTGCGGGATGGGCATTGCCTGATCATTCGGTGTTCTCCAATCCTGAAAGGAATATCAATCCTGATCAGTGGGCAGCGATGGAGAAATATTTCGGTTGACATTGGGTGATTTTGTGGTAATTTTAGGTATGACTGACACAGGTGAAGTGAGGGAAGAACATTTGGTAAAGGAACGATACTATCAAGAGTGTATTTCCGACATGCATTATAAAGCTGGTCTTTATGAAAAAGAGGCTATGAAAATGTTTATCGATGGTAAGCAATTACATCAAGCTCATAGTGCCATGGATAATGCGAGAGCATTGAGAACCGCTGCGAACATTATGGACAATACAGCTTGTAATGGAGGATAAAGTATGAAGTGTTATTCTGATTACATCACCGATCTAAAAAATGATGAAGTCTTTGTATTCACTTCGAATTCATATGGTTTTCATGGTGCTGGGTCGGCTGGTTACGCATCTTTTGGAGAATTTGGTAATGTCTGGAGAAATCATGATTATGGTAGCAAACCAGATGGGTGGAAAGGTAGATGGAATGTGAAAGGAATTGCGGAAGGTATTCAAGAAGGACGGGAAGGAAAATCCTATGCGATAAGGTCTGTATTAGCACCGGGATGTAGAAGATCAATAACCAAGGGACACCTAAAAGCTAACATTCAGGATTTTTATGATTTTGCGTGTGAAAATCTTGATTGGAAATTCTATGTTGCTCAAGATGCCAAACCGGGATACAATGGTTATTCAGTGGAAGAGATGGTGGAAATGTGGTCTGTTGAATATCCTCCAGATAATGTTTATTTTTATAAACCATTCTATGATTTATTAAAGGAGCGTTTCCCATTAAATATGTTTAGTGTCAACTGAAATAAAACAATCATTCTTAAATCGCAGCAGGAAGGATAAATTCCTTCTCGTTTTCGATTTACCCCCCATTCTCAAGAGAATCCAATCCAATTACACAAGGAATGATAATACCATCATTCCCGATAGTGTCCAATTCAGCATCTACGGGACAATGGTTCCGGGTCTGACTATCAAAGCGGTTGCCACCCGATATGCGGG